ATGAAGATAGTTAGAGACATGATTGACCAACTATGGACATTATTAGGCATGTTTATTGCCTGGGTTGTTCTTGATGGATCTGCAAAGACAGTCGTTGGTTACGCAATTGTGGCAACTCTCTTTGCCTGGGCGGTTACCTATCCATTACGCAACCCAAAGGACGAAGAATGAAAAAGATTAAATACTTACTAGCGAGCCTAGTATTAGCCGGCTCATTGACGAGTTGTGGGTATGACGGACACTTTAGATATCCATGTCAAGACCCAAAAAACTGGGAAACTGAAGATTGTAAACCACCTATTTGTACCGCTTCAGGGACCTGTCCTGTAGACTTAGTTAAAACCCCTCAACCAGAAGGCACACCAAATGAGTAAAGAAAAGCTAACCCCACAAGATTTAGATGCTAGATTAAAGTTTATTCTTGGCATCACTCTAGGAACAATCCTATTGTGCACCTCTTTAGGTATCCTTTACGGTTTGTTATTTGTTACGCAGCCTATTGGAGCGCAGTCAGAAAATGACAAGATGTTCTTCAATGTTCTAGGAAGCATTGCTACCTTCATTACAGGAACCCTTGCAGGTATTCTTATTGGTCAATCTGGTGCTAAGGATATTATGGCAGCACAGTTGTCCAACAAAGAGATGGATGCAAAGAACACACAGGCTGACAAGAAGCTTGAAGCAGAGATTGATGCAACCGCTGCTCGTTTAGCAGCGAAGCCAGATGGCGCAATGCCAGAGGCACAACCAGTTGATACAGATTGGGACAAAGACTAATGGCAGAACAAGGCACAGCAGCCCGTTTAATTGAGGTTGCAACAGCAGAACTAGGGACTATTGAAGGTCCTAAGGATAATGAAACCAAGTACGGCGCTTACACAAAAGCTAACTTTCAACCTTGGTGCGGAAGTTTCGTCAACTGGTGCGGAAACGAAGCTGGGGTAAAGATCCCCAACACTGTTTACACCCCAGGTGGAGCACAGGCATTTAAGAAAGCTGGGGCATGGATTGATGGTGATCTTGCAGATCCCGAACCAGGGGATATTGCCTATTTTGATTTCCCCTCAGACGGTGTCGATAGAATTTCTCACGTTGGAATTGTTATCAAAGACAACGAAGATGGAACTGTTTGGTGCATTGAAGGAAACACAAGCCCAGATAAGAAAGGCTCACAGCGTAATGGTGGCCAAGTATCTAAGAAACTTCGTGCCTTCAAAAAGAATAAAGCTGGAGAGATGATTTCAATCGTAGGCTTTGGTCGTCCAAAGTTTAAAGGTGCAGGTGCAGCAGCTCCTGCTTCAAAGCCAGCAGCAAAAGCAGCAGCAAAAGCAGATAAGTGCCCAACCTGCGGTAAATAATGTATTACCTCACACACATCACATTCCAAGGAGTATTTTTAGTAACTCTTCTTGCAGTTACTCTCCTTGGAATGTGGTGGTCTGAACGCTAGCGGTCGTTTCTACCGCCCAATATAACTAGCTCTCGTCTTGGATCCATATCTTCGCCTATAACTAAAGATACAATTCCTGGAGCACTTTCCAACCCTGACTTATCTCTAAACCAAGCAGATCCGTTATCCATTGCAGGATTCTGAATAAACAATCTTGGACCAACGTTCTGTGAACGATAGTGGTGATAGTGACCAACGTTAAGAATGTCTGCTTGTGCTACTGAGCAACGCCCCATAGCTTGTCCAGCCCACCACTTAACCATGTCACGTGCTTGATGGCCATGAGCCATGCCATACATAACACCGCTTAGATTGACAGTCAATGTACTGTCATCTGCTGCTGGGTATCTAAACTCAACTCGATCACGAAGGAAGTCATTCTCCTTACAGATGTCCTCAACTTGAGCAACCACTTCAATTTGCCAAGAATCTTCTGGACGACCTACAAGAAACCGTTGAACTTCGTCATGGTTTCCAGGAACTACAGGAACAATGATCTTGTCGGCTAATGGAGCAAAAGCTTTAATCTGTGCAAGAAGCATACGACGCCCCACACGAACCTGCTCTGATACGCCGATATCGTGACGCCCCATTACTTTACCTTTTTGGCTAGTCATTCCTTCTATGCAGTCACCAAGTTGTGGCAAAGCAATCTGACCAATGCTGTACTTTTTTGTTAAGTACTTATGATGCTCTACAGCTTCATCTAAAGATAGTAGAACACGGTTAATAATTGCAGGAGTATCGTCTTTACCGTACTGAGTGTCTCCTATGCTGTATACGGCAGTTAAGTTGCCTTTGTTCTCAGCAACCTTCCCCGGCTTCCACTTAGTAATGGTGTTAAGTAACTCTGTAAGGTCGTAATCTTTTTCAATTGATCCATTTACTGGAACAACATTAATTCTAAAAGACTCTAACCAGTCACCGTCATACTTTTGCCAACGTGAACGTCTGTGAGAAACTACAGCCCACTCTGCTGGATCTAAGTTAGCTTCCCTAAGAATCTCTTCTGCACCTGGAGTATTGCCATCAGGACGTGGAGTTGAAACAATAAAGCCACCGTCAGTTCCAATTTCAGAACGAGGACGCCATGCTTCTGGAATATTTTTATTTACTTTATCTGATCCTTGATGGCCTGCTTGAATTATTGCATCATAATCATCTGCTAAAGACATACACAATCACCTCTCCGGTGTTCACGAACTGCTGTTAGTCCAAATTCTCCACCTGCACGGCGAAGTAATAAAAATAAATCTTTTGAGCTTAGCTCGGAATCATCCATAGCTACCTTGAGTGTTGCTTTATCATTTTCTTCGAGAGACTCTGACCACTGGCCGACAATACAAAGCTTTGTTATAGCTGTTACTGCTTTTACTTCTGCGTACAAATCATGCAACGACATTTGCTCCTCCAAATTTAGGCCAAGTGTAGCACTAGGCCCTGAGGAAACCCCAAGGCCTAGTAACTAGCGTACACTAAATTAGTAAGAAGTGCCAGCACCAGAATCAAAGTTGGTACGGTCGCGCTTCATAGCAGTCTTGATAATACGTCCATTTGCCTGAGTCATTCCGGCAGCAGGGTCTGTGAGCTTTGTGTAACGAGCCTTGATAGAGTATGCAGCTCCGTTGCGATCTTGCGCAGGAGATGCAGCAGGTACATTTGCACGAGGAGCGCCCTTTTGACTTGTTGGGTCTCCAGCTGCTGTGTTCTTCTTTGGTACAAGTGTGCCGGCCTTTGGTGCTGAAGATGGAGAAGTAAACTTAATTCCATCTTTCATCATAGGCTTGCGACCTTGCTTTGCCATACCTGCAAGCGCCTCGTCAGGGCTTGGGATTGAGCTTTTTGCCATGGTGTTCCTAACTGTTAAGAGATCTCTTATAATAAAGAATATATCAATTTACATTGATAGTAAAGACTATTGCTGAAATTTGTCCGTCGCGGGAATCCACAGTAGTAAATCCTGGTCGGCAGCTAAGGTCAAGACCTCTAGGGGCAACATAACCTCTAGCAATGGCAATTGCTTTAACAGCCTGATTTACTGCGGATGCGCCCACGGCACGTAATTTAACTTGAGGGCGTTCATATAGAGCATGAGCAATGGCAGAGCCTACGGATTGTGCATTAGAACCAGCACTTACACGCAGGAACTGCTCTTCTGTTGTATCTTTTTCAATCACGAGTTTGTAGTCCTTTGGATTCGATTAGTAATCGCCCACCCAAGGAAAACGGTACGTTATTTAAGATGTCCCGTCAGCGTATCCAGCTTCTTTTAACAGGTTTACAAAGTCCTCTAAACGAATAATTACTGGCCATTCGCCTATGCTGGCCTCTCCTTGGCCGTTAAGACGCAGCACAGCTACCGGCAGGTCTTTCCCGTTATGGCGCTCTTTTAGCTGCTTTATAGCCGCTGAGGGATTAAAACCGGCCCTTGCTTTTACTTCCCAATCAATACCTATAGTGCCGGTAACATCGGTGCCTGAACGTCCTGCGCCGGTAGATTCAGCGTAGGGCCACCCATTCTCAACTAAATAGTTGGCTACAATCTTTTGAGATTTGTAGCCCCTATGCTTTCTACTCTGGGAAGGCATCTTGCATCCTAGTTCTAATAAGTAGTTCTAAGTCTTGGATTGATCCGCTGTTTACAAAAATCTGCTCTACTTTGTAACCGTCTAGCTGAGTCTCTGAAACATGAGAGTTTACTGCTTCAACTCCAGGACGTTTTACACGCCAAATTTGACCGCCTAAACTTCTAATCATGTTAGCTTCATTTTCAAACCTAACATCAGTAATTACGACGCGATCACTTGAGTCTACAGAACTTAAAGCTGCGTTAATCCAAATGTCCTCATCAATCAAATCTCTTGCAGAGATTCCTAGATCTTGAAGCAATCTACGAACTTGTGGTTCTTTTTTTGCCTCATCCCAACCCACTAGGTTTACAAGATCTCGTAGGTAACCTGTAGGACTGCACGCAACCATTGGGTTAACCCCGTACAAAAAATCTCTAATCTTGTCTGCAAAAGCGATTCTGCTGTACCCATACTTCTCTACTAATATAGAGGCAAGAGTATCTTTTCCAGATTGAGCATAGCCGGTAAGGCCAATAAGGTTATAAGATTTTTTAATGTTTAGCTCTTCATCCGTAAACATAGACATCTGCTCCCAAGTCATGGTGTTAACCACGTACTTCTACCAGTTGTCTTATTGATGTTTACTCTACGAGTAATCTCTCTATTAATCAAAGATATGTCCTTTGATAGGCGCTCAGAAATAATGTGTATAAGTCCACGATAGTTAGACAGCTCCTGTAATGCGTCAAATTTAGCCTTGTAATCAGGATCTACGTCAATCTCTGCGTCAATCATAGAAACAGAAGTACCTGACTTCTTTAAAGCTAATCGTTTCTGTGATTTTATAAAGGATAAATTCTTATCTGCCTCTGCCCTGTCTACCTCGGCACACCAAAGCTGTAGGTTAATAAACTCTAAATAGGCAACGTACTTACTATACAGATCCATAACCTGCTCTTCCATAAGACCAGTGATGTCTGCAGGTAAAGCGGGTGCGTCGTAGCCGTAGCTTTGATTTACATCCATGCCCTGTGACTGCAAGGCCTCAATAGTTTTACGACTAGCGTCTGCAACTCTTAGTTCAATTGGACTCATCTAAGTTCTCCTTTGCCCAGTCATTCCACTCTTCGTTTAGTTCAGCAACGTCTATAGACTCTTGAAATCCATTTTCGTGCAAGTGTTCTATAAAGTCTTCATCAGCTACAACTACTGGTAAATCGCTATACGTAACTCCGTAATCAATCATTGACCGCCCCACCCTCCGCCTTTAAGTTGGATACCAAATGTAGAGTACTGACGAAATGCCTCTCCTCCACACTTACATACTACTGCAGCAGTAGGTCCGTCCACAATTGGAAAAAAATGCTCGGATACTTCTAAGCACTTAGTACATTTGTACTCATAATCAGGCATTAGGCACCTCCATGTAAGGCTGACAACGCTTGCAACCCTCTAGTGGATCAATATTACACATAGGTGGTCTATTGTTGTCAACTGCCCACGCGATGTCCAAAGCCTGGTCAAATAGATCCTTAGTAAATTCTGGATTGTATTTAACTACAAACTCTTTATAATCTTGGTTTGCTTTAAGCTCATAGATAAATACAATCTCATCCGGAGCAGAGGGTAGATCACCACTCTCAACCATAAGGTGAGTTAGGTGTAGGTAAACCTGACCCTGAAGTTGATGGGTGCGGAAAGGGGCACGGATATTACGCCAAGCCTTTTCTAGATCTCCATCAGCCTGTGCAAGAAGGGCAGGTGCCTCAAAGCGCAAAGTTCCTGCGCCAATAGATTTAATTTCAATAAGACAATCTTCTCCGAGGTTCTTTACCCAACCATCAGAGTGTCCACCAATCTTGTGCTTATGACTCCACAGTGGCACTTCGTTATATGTAAAAATTCCACACTCTGGGTCGTCAAAGTTTAGATCAGATGCAAGCTCCCAATCAGATGGGCCGCACTCAGAGCAGTCCCACTTACCGTACAGAACGCCCATCTCTGTAAGCCACTTCTGCCACTTAGCGTGGATGGTGTGGCCTTCATCAAAGATGGACTGTAGACGAAGGGTAGGCTTCTCTCTAACTTCTTTATAGTTACCCTTAATAGCGTGGTACTGGGCAAGGTGACACCACTCAGGCTTGATCATGTCAGAGGGATGGATAATGTCCATGCGACGATTGTCAAAAGGTTTAGACAGCAAGTGGCGCTCAATTGGCCCCATCAAACGAGTGTCTCGTTTAGTTGCGTCTAGGTATGCCTTCAATGAAACAGTCTTAGGTTTGCCCGTACTTACCATCCTGGTTTATCCATTCGTCTAAAGTTAACCCTTGTTTTATGTATTTTCTTTGAGCTGCATTTCTTTCTCGGTGGGACATACCACCAAAAATTCCATGTAACTCGTCGTTAATAATAGCTTCTCTTAAGCACTCTTTGCGAACCGGACAGGCAGGTCTGCCGTCCTTTCCCCAACATATAGCTTTAGCTTTGTCTGCTATAGGTTTGTAAAGAGCTTTATCTCTTGGAGGGAAGAACATCTCTGTATCTTCTCCGCGACATTTAGCACTATATCGCCAAGCCCACTTGGGCTCGTCTTGGTATTCCATTTATCCACCTTTGATTGAATTACGAAGTTCAAGAAAATCCTCCTCTACTAAAACTACGTAGTTCTCTCCGTCAAGGTGAAGACCAAGCACCGGCATACGGCTATCTAATATAGCCTCGGTAGTAATCTTCTTAAGAACTTCTGATTTAATGGTTACTGACTTTTTGCCAGTCCATTTGTGCTCAATCAAAAGATCATCACTTCTTACATCTCCCTTACGAGACCAAAAAGCCCCAGATGCTGCAGAACGCTTACCGTCTACAAGCTTTTCTAATCGCTTCTCATGCTTTAGCGATTGTTTCTGACCCTCACTCTTCATCAATAGCCAATATAGGTTGAGCCTTGATAGTGCTCATAACTGCCTTACTTAGTTCCTCACGAAGCTCAATCTCTTCCCTAAGAGAGTCAATAAGAGCCTGTGCACCTTGCCACTTGCGATCACCGTAGTACATCCACCCACCACGTCGATCTACAATCCCGTTAAGGATAGACAGAGCCACAATCTCTTTACCAGTGTCATATCCACCAGCGTCAATTGCTCCGCCGTCTGCAAAGTAGAAGTCTAGGTACGCGGTCTGTTGTGGTGGGAAAGTCTTGTTCTTAATTGTACGAACACGAATAGTTTGACCTACTCGACGCTTACTCTCACCCGTCCCTACCTCAACCCAGTCATCACGCTTTACTTCACACCGCACGCTGTATGCATAGTCCTTGCCTAGTCCACCAGGTGTGGTTCTAGGATCGCCGTGCATAACGCCAATCTTCATGCGGTACTGGTTAATCATAATTCCTAAGACTGGTCGTTCTGATTCGATGAGGTCTCGTTTGGTAGCCGACGCCACTTTTCTAAAGAACTTATTGGTAATAAGTGCGCCACGACCCACAGTAAATTCTTCCATATGCTTTTGATCTTCTGCGCTAGGAACAAGGGCTGGAAGGGAGTCCACAACAACCATGTCAACAGCCTTGCTCTCCATGAATTGAATAACCGAATCAAAAGCATCCTCCATACTATTAGTTTCTACAAGTAGTACACGACCGGTATCTACCCCGCAAAGTTCTGCGTACTTTGAATCAAAATCTTCTGCAGCAATCCATACCGCAGTAAAGTCTGGATTAAGTTTTTGATTAGCAGCAATTGTTCTTAAAGCAATTGCAGTCTTTCCGTGTGAAGCCTCACCAACTAATTCAACCCAGCGATTCATAGGCCAGCCACCACCCAAAACAACATCTAGCGTAAGAGATCCAGAAGTTATGCGTTGAGAAACCTGCGCATCACCAGCCAAAATGACGGTGTTTGCACCCAACTTCTTGTTAATACCTGCTGCAATTTTTAAAGCTTCTGCGCTTAAAGACATCAACCAATCCTATCTACTATTACTGTTGGGTTAAATCCCCCGCCTTGTGACGGTTGTTTAGCTGCAATTGGTGAACCACCTTGACCGGTGCCACCAACTCCACTTCCGGCTTGAACAATTGGATATCCGCAATCATAGCAACGTTTGCGTTGCGTGCCAACTGGGGCCATGTAGTTACCGGACATACATCCTGGGCATCGCTCCGCATCACGAGAACTTTGAGCACGAGTAACTAACTGATCTTGTTGTGGATCATAAGAAACTTGCACGTTAGGAGATTGTTGAGGGGCACGATACACGTTAGACGCTGGAGGAGATGTCGGGGGCGTACTTTGCGTAGAGGCAGGATTACCTAATTTTTTTGACCACCAGTCATTACTCATGTGATTTTACCCTCGATTCAATTAGTCCGATGTTGTTTAATGTAGAAACACAAGATACTGCGGAGGACAAAGCAACCATTCTAAAAAGATGAGTCAATTGATCTAGCTGTTCTGGAGATACATCGTCCGCATTGTCTTCGTCAAGCAGGTATGCAGCGGTAGCTATCTTTGCAGCTATATCAGCGTGGGCGTCAATAAATGGAATTAACGGAGCAATATTGTACAAACGTTCTTCGCTAGCCTGAGCCTCCATTTCAGCAACATCATCAGAGATTGGTGGTAGGCCCATAGACTCAGCAATACCTTCAACAGGGTTGAGCATGGCGTCATAAATGATTTCACGCATCAAAACGGTAAGAGGTACCTGAGTGACAGTAATTTTTTTCTTACGTCTAAAGAAATTCACTTAGCCTCTCCCCATCGTTTAACTGTAGTTATGTCTGCAAGCAACGGTACTTTTAATGCTTGGATACCTTCCATAGCTAATCTAATCTGCTCTACAGTTTCCTCCGCCATTTCTGTAGGAGTTACAGTCACTAGTTCATCGTGAACTGTAAGAATTAGGTTTGCCTCCGAAGGGATCATCTTGTTAGCCCTAATCATAGCAAGCTTAATGACGTCGGCAGCCGACCCCTGGATGACTGTGTTAAAAGCCTGACGCTCTGCTCTAGAACGCTTCCAGACCTCATTTGACCGCAAATCTGGCAAATAACGCCTACGCTTTAGAAGAGTGCTGGCAAAAGGTATCGGAGCCTGCCTACGACTCTCACTGACTACCTGACGCTTGTAACGGGCTACTGAAGGAAACTTAGCCGTGAACTCGTCTAGAAGATCTCGTGCTTCGGCCAAACTACAACCGATGGATGAGGAAATTTTGTCAGGCCCAACTCCGTAAGCTAAAGACAAAACTAGTACCTTACCAGCTTTACGATCAACTCCCATGGTATTTCCAATAGTTGTATAGATATCTTCACCGTTCATGTATGCACTGCACATAATTCTGTCTTGGCTAAACGATGCAATTACACGTGGTTCAATCTGAGAATAATCTGCTACGACTAAAGAATATCCTTCTGGAGCAACAAAAAGATTACGAATTGCTTTACCATTAGCAGTGTGCGGAGCCGGCACATTCTGCAAATTCGGATTACGACTCGAAAATCGGCCGGTCTCCGCACCATACTGTACAAAGTCAGTGTGAATTCTGCCCTTGAGCATTAAACTCTTTTTAGCAGTTACCTTAGACTTACCTGCAAGAGTACGAGTTATATCTCCGCCTAGATAAGGAATTACGTAGGTAGTTAATAATTTATTAAGATCTGAATACTCGATCAAAGCATCAACTAAAGGATCCTTTCCAGCTAAACCTTGCAAAGCTGGTTCAGATACAGAGAAGTCAGAAACGGAGGATGGCTTACCCTCATCGTAACGTTTTTGCCCAGCAGGCGTTAACACCTTAGGCTTCAAACCTCTGCCCCCTTCTTTTTTGGGAGAAAACAATAACTTTTGTTTTTCAGGCACGCTGTTAATATTAAAAGCTTTTCCAGCTAATCTGTAGATAGTTGCTTTAGTGGTTTCTAACTGTACGTCTAAATTTGCTTTAAGTTTTTCTAGCTCAGTAACATCAATATCTGCGCCACGTAACTCCATACGACAAATTACCTCGAGCACATCCATCTCAAGATTAAAAATACCCTTAAGACCGTCAGTAACAAGGTTCTCTGAATAGCGTAGGTATAGTTTCCAAGTCCACTCAGCATCTAGTGCAGCGTATGTAGCGACCTCATCAAAACTATGTGTCTCTACTGCTTTACCTACGCCCTTAACCATCTCATAGCCAAACTCTCGCTTTAGACAGTCATCAAGACCCAGGTCATTTCTATTTTGATTATTAAGAACAAACGCAGCGTTTAAGGTACAAAAGTACTTTGGAGTAGGTAACTGCCCTACGTACTTGGTAACACTCTGCAAGTCAAACTTAAGGTTGTGCCCAACCTTTACCTTATCTCCAGTAAGTAAAGGCTTAAGAGCCTTAAATACTTCCCCCGCAGTTAGCTGTTCAGGGGCGGGTCCAAAAATACGGGTGGCTTTGCGCTCATCCTTGCTGTAGTCAGAGTCTCGCAACTCCATGCCTTTTGATAAACGTACCGCGGATGAGGGGAGCAACGGATACTCCGTACGAATGTACTCACCATTAGGGTGGTTCATAGGAATAACATCTACGCGATCGTAGGTAGATAAAGCAATCCACGTAACAGTATTCTGACGTGGGTCTCCTCTATGGTCTCCGACAGTTTCTACGTCAAAACAAAACGCATCTACCGAACTGTATGCAGAAACAAGATCATCAAGTTGTTGCCGGGTTGTAATAATGTTCATAGCGCTCCTGAGGTTGGTGCACTGAGGGCTCACAGAGAAAGGAGACAGAGAGGTGAGCCCTCAGTACGATTATTTGGGATTAGTTTCCTGATGCAATTTCTCGAGCAATTTCAGCAAGTTCTGCCTTGGTAGAAGTGTGAAGTGCTTCTGGTCCTAGTGGCTTCATTGTTTTAATTAGCTCTGCAGCTGCAACAGGGTCAATACCCCAATCCTCAGCGAGGTCACGCTCTTTAACAGGATTTACTGTGTAAGAGGTCTTTGTACCGGTACCGGTTTTACTAACCGCCCAGTAGATGTCGGGACGATTAAGTGGGCCAGTCTTCTTATCAGAATCAAGCTTCTCAAGTTGTCCGCATAGACGAACTCCAACAATCATCAACTGAAGTTGTGGATCTTCGTCAGAAAGGTTAAGGACAGTAAACGCAAACTTTTGATCTGGCTTACTTCCTACAGCAACTAGTGGGTCGCCCTCACCAATGCTAATGAATGACTTCTTACCTGGACGATTTACCCAGTGCTGCATAAAGCTCATTGGCTCATTACCAATGAATTTAATTAGCTGGACATCTTCGTCAAATCGGAAGTCAGTTGCGAAGGTTTTGTTGGACTTTGCTACAGCTTTTTTGGCTGCTGCCCAACCTGTTTGAATTACAGAAGAACGTTCTGGAGTTTCTGTTTCGTCTTCTGCTGCGAAGATCTCTTCGAGAACTTCTTGTGTAGGTGTTTCGCTAACGTAGGAATCTACGTTTGGTGTTGCTGTGTTTTCAATTCGGATACCCATTTGGGTATCTCCTTTCAGTCAGTGGTCAATGGATCATGGTCATATTAAGTTGTTTCTTGAGAGTGAATCTTAGTCCATTTCTCCATCAATTCAATTGATAGATCCTGATGTCGATTCCAATCAACCCTAGGGGCTTCAAGAAGTCCCCGAGATTGAAAACTCTCGATAGTTGCTTCGACGATTGCTCTGCTGTACATCCGCCATCCGGGCTTCTTTACACCATTAACAATCATTGACTTTAAGCGATAGGGTGCACGTGGTATATAACCTTTTCGTTCCCAAAGCCTCAAAGTAACTAACGGTCTGTTTAGTGCAAGTCCTAACGAACCTGCACTGAACAATTCTAGCACCATTCCGTTTGGAAGTTTCTTTACTTGTGGTTCAGAATCCCAAGCTCCTGGTGTAGAAACTTTTCTTGGTTTTGCTTTTGGATCTGGAGCGCGACGTTTACGCTTTGATCCCGGGTAGTAATCATCCAGGGATTCAAAGAGCTTGTCAACTTCGTCATTCATATTTACCCTAAGATTTAGAAGGAATAAAGGCCCAGATAATTTTTTTAGGGAACATCGTATCAATGTCCTCTTCAGTTAATAAACCCTCATAAAGACAAGCCATAACTTGGTCTTCGTTTAATACTGGCTCCATAGAATAACAGCGATCTGCTAAACCTCTTGCAGTAAGGATACGATTTGCTTCTGCTGGATCTAGAGATTGAGAAACTTTACGCTGACGTTGAAGTGAACGATATCCGTCTACTTCTTGCTCTAACGGATACCAAAGGTTTCCTTTATCGTCTGGCTCTCCCTCTTCATCTACAAGATTAGAAAGAAAAGTTTTAAGTTGAGTTTGCTCTTTAGTAAGATCGTCAACTTGACGTTTGATAGTAATAAACTGTTGAACTTTACTTAGTACTGAACTAACCGGTTTCTTGTCCGGTGGGATGATGTTTGGCATGTTGCCTCCTTTAAAAACATCCTATACCACCCCACCGACAAGATGCAAGTTACTTGATGGTAATAGTTTTAGGCTTCTTTTCCTCAGGTAGTTCTTGCTTCAAGGTAATTCGAAGCAGACCGTCCTTGAGCTCAGCGCCCTTTACAACTACGTACTCAGCTAACGCAAAATTCTGTGAGAATTCCCGACCTGCGATACCTTTATGAACATAGTTAGTTTCAGGGTCTGAAAGCTTGCCTTCTACAGTCAGTGTGAGTTCTTTGACCGTAATTGTGATGTCTTTCTTTGAAAAACCAGCAACAGCCAACTCTAGAACATGCTCGTCTCCGTTTTTAAGAACGTTATATGGAGGATACGTAGAGGTCTTTGCCTCTAGAGCGAGTTCCCTAAGAGTTTCAAACATTGGGTCAAATCCAATTGCCCATCGATTAATGTTTGGAAATAAACTGTTCAGTGTTACTGGAACTGGAAGTTGTGCTGGCTTTCTGTGCCAGTCGTGATCTGGGTAGCCCTTTTGGGCAGGCATCATAGCCATAATTATCTCCTTAGACGATAACTAGTAGGTAGACCCCCCATTGTGGGCAGGTCTAGGTGTTTAACAATAATACCAGGAAAATTATTCCTTGATATATGCCTTTAGCGCCTCGACAATAACGTCTGTTACGGTGCGGTTATCAATAGCGGCCTTATCTTTTACGGCAAGCCAAAGGTCCGTTGATACACGGATAGTACGTGTAGGTGTCTTAGGTGCGTTAGGCATTGAATAAGTCTAGACCGTGATGTTCTGTAAGAAAGCCCTAAGTGACCCCGCAGTTAAAGCAACCCCGCCTTTATCGTCAATCCCCTCACCATCTACCACAGCGTTTGCAACAGCTAATTTTTGCTGCAACATGGAGTGTAAACGCTCCTCAATAGACCCTTCCATTAAAAAATCTTGAATTACTATAGAAGTCCAAGTAGACGACGCTCTACGAATGCGACCATTCCGCTGTACAGCGAGGCCAGCATTCCACGGCAAGTCATAGTTAATGAGTAAGTTAGCCTGAGGCAAATCCACGCCATACCCACCGGCGTCAGAACTAACAAGTATACGAATATTTGGATCAGTTTGGAAACTAACTTTAGATTCTTCTTTAGCTTTAGCATTCATCTCTCCCGTGTACGGGGTGCTAGCCCAGTTTGAACGTAGAGTATCTCCAATAATATCTACCATGTGAACATAACTAGTAAAGATAACTATCTTGTTTCCCTCGTACTCCCCTAAAAAGTTATCTACATACTCTTTTAAAGCAGATAGTTTTGGGGACTTAGTAACAGGGTCTAGGCGTCCAGATTCTTTTAAAGTTGCCGCATACTCAGAAGATGCGGAAGAAAACTCAAGTAATTGTGGGTGATCGCATAGCATACGTAAAGCAGTAAGTTTAGACATAATCTTTCCACGCAAAGCGTCTGCGCCATCCCAGGAGTTTTCTTTTCCATAGTGACTAAAGATGTCAAAGCCTGCCCCGTACGACGCCATAGCCTCATCTAAGTCGTTAAGTATCTCATTAGCAATACCTTTGTAAAGCTTAGCGCTAGCAGAATCAAATTGAATAGAAATTGGTTCAGCAAATATAGTTTCAGGTAAATAAGGAGCTACATCTGGGTCTGATTGACGTTTGCGCACGCAGGCCGTAGATAACGTTTTATTTAATAAAGGTAGGTTGCGATAACGCTCTACTCCACCAAAACGATTGCGAACAATAAAAGTTTGATCAAACAAGTCAAATCTTCCAAGAAGACTATTGTCTACAAACTGCATAATTGAGTAGAGCTCTTCTGGTTTTCCGTTTTCTACTGGTGTACCAGTAAGAGCAAATTTATAGTTGCTTTTTAACTTCTTTACGTGGTGAGATCGTTTGGATCTAAAACTTTTGATAGCGGTTGCTTCGTCACAGATAACGAATCCTGTAGGGAGCTGTCGTACATACTCCCAGTCGTTAACAACTTGCTCGTAGTTAATAATGACGTAATCAACGAGTGTATGCCCCCAATCAAAGGCTTGTTGATATTGTTCAGATCGCTGTTTCGGCGTTCCGTCAATAACCAAAGGTGTTGAAGATCCATCAGTAAACTTCCTAATCTGGTCTGCCCACTGGTATTTAAGGCTAGACAAACAGATAACTATACCGGGCTCCATGATCCTTTGTTCATCCATAAGGCGCTCAATAGCTGCGATAGTAAGAACCGTCTTGCCAAGGCCAAGGTCGTATGCAACAAGCATTTTGCCGCGTTCGCACATAGCGTCTACAGCTTCTGGTTGGTATGGAAGAAGGGTGCCGGTAAAGGTCATACTTGTTCGTCTCTTCTCCAATGTAAGAAGGACTTAACATAGACTATTCCATAAGCGATAGCTGAAAAAATAAACCCGTATTGTTTTGTTAAAAGGGCATAGGTAATCCACAGAACTTCGTTAGAAAGTAAAACTATCCAACCCCAAATAGTCTTGCGTCCAACAAAGTAAATGCCCGCAACACCTATAGTTCCAAGTACCCATGACCAAGCCATTAATTGCCCCTTATAATTGCCATTACCTCAACAAGTATAGCAGTAGCTGACTTAGGCAAACCATTTCGGTAAAACTCGTTCACATGAGCAATCTCATTAAAGATCTTTGCTCTAATTTGAGCCTCAAGCTCCGTAGATTGATTTTTCCCCAAATACGCAATGCTTAGCTTTTGTGATGCCGTACTCGATTTGCTCATATGTCATATCCCCTATGTCTTTTACCCCTGTGGATGCATAGTTAAAAAACCAGCATTCAAAACCCAACTCTTTACTAAGAGCAAACATCTCTTTAGACGCTTTTTCTCCTGCTTTATCAATACTAGGGTTATCAAAAGCAAAAATCAACTTTTCAGCTTTACGAAATAACCCAACTTGCTCGGCGCTGACACTTGCTCCAAAAGTTGATATGCCTTGACTCAACTTCATAGAGCTAAGTTTTACAGCATCTAAAGGAGACTCAACTATGACCATAGTAGTGCTAGTCCACACATCCAAACCAAACAGAGTGGTAGATTTCTTAACTCCGGTGGGACGGTTTCTAAAGGTCCTATTGCTTTGACCCTTTTCTTGCCACCCCATAAGGTTTCCAGTCTCTGCATTACGTATCGGGGTAATCCAAGCCTCTTGACGACGGTCCCACTTGACCCCATATTCATCGCAGGCACGTGAAGTTAACTGACGTGCTTGTAGTGCCCAGTCAGGTGGAGTATCAAATACTGCTAAACGAGCCTCGCTCATCTCTACAGGTTTAGGTAGAGACACATAAGATTCACGCATCTCTTCTAACTGTTTGCTCAGCTGCTCAAAGTCAACCTCAACGTTTGCACGCAGCCACTCTTTAGCAGCCTCTAGGTCTAAACGGTCCCAAGAAGTCTTTAACTCCTTAACCTCAGCAACAAGAGTTAAGAGAGTGCCTTTGTATCCACAGGAGAAGCAATGGTGGACACCGGTTTCAGAATTCATAGACCAGGAAGGGTTATGGTCTTCCCTACCAACACGTTCTAAGTGCATAGGGCAGTAGCCTTGAAGCTCTCGGTTACGTTGTTCTGTTAGTACGCCGAGACGCAGCAAAGCTTGCTGTACGTCGCCGTCACGGTACATCTATGAAAAGTCTACAATCACTCGGTACATAATTTCGGTATAGGTAATGGCATTCGATGCTAGATCCTCTGGGTGGTGTAGTTCGTCAGCTGATGTAGGCCAGTTAGAGTACATGTAACCTCGTAAACTTTC